TTAAGTCAAGAACGTGAGAATAAAAAAGAACAATTACATATGTCAATTAAAAAAAGGAGCGGTAAACTTCAACCTATTGATGATAAAAAACATCATTCACCAGCTAAACACAACTCAGCTTCTGGTAGAAGTCATATACATAGCAAGTATCACACTTCTTATGAAGGAGATGCTACTTTTCCTAAAGATAAAAAGAAAGGTGGAGCAGTTGTAAAAGGAGATCACGGACCAAGTAGATTTAAAAAACAAAAACAAGAAGCAGAAGCTAATAAAGAAAATAAACAACCAACTAAAATGCTTTCACCAGTTAAAACAACTGCATCAGCTGGAAGAAGCGGTCATCCTAGACATATGCAAGCAGGAGCTGATAATTCAGGTAATCCAAACGCGGCATCATCGGATGAATATTGGAGAAAACACCAACAACTAAGACACCATCAATCTGCGCCAACTAAAATGAATGGTTCGCCAGCTAAACATGACTCACCTTCCGGTAGAAGTCATATACATACTAAATATCATACTTCTTACGAAGGAGATGCTACTTTTCCTGAAGACAAAGAGAAAGGTGGAAAAGTTGTATCCGGTACTCACGTTAGTGATAGTACTAAGTCACAAATTAAAGAAAAAAAACTAACTAAATAAATAAAAAAAAATGGAGTCAATCAAACAAGAAAAAAGCAATCTAATGAACGACAATCCAGTAGCTAAAGATGCTAGTGGAGGAAGAGGCGGATCATGGATGTCTAAACACTGCTGTGATATGTCAAGACTATCGCCTATTAAGCATTGTGGACCTGCTCACAAATAACAGTAGAGAACTGTATAAAACTCGCAAAACATAAACACAAACAAAACAAAACACAAACAAAATGGCAAAATTTATTAAATTCAGCGTAAGAAACTCAGCCGCTGCACAACCATTAGGACCAACAGAAAACATCTTAGTAAATGTAGAAGACATTGCAAGAGTTCAAGCAACTGGAGCAACAGGAGCTAACGCTAAAACAGCTATAATTGGTTTAACTGGTAGAGCTGCTCAAGCTGCAGGTTACCAAACTTTAACTTTAACAGTATCTACTAGTCTTTCAGCTGCTGTAAATCCAACAATTGTAACTGGACAAAACAACCCTGTTGTTGCTGCTATCCGTTCTGCAATGACTGCTAATCCAGGTGGAGTTGTAGCTTCAGCTCAATTAGGACTTGATCAAGCTGCTACACCAGTTCAAATGTACTGGAGAACTGCTACATTCGCATAATAATCAGCATGAGATCTAGAGGATTAGGAGATGACATAGAGAAGTTTACTAAAGCTTCTGGTATCAAAAAACTGGTTGATAATGTATCAAAAGGTTTAAACATTCCCTGCGGCTGTCAAAGTCGTAGGGATGCTTTAAACAAATTACTACCTTACAAAAAATAATATGGCTTTTAAATTAAACAACCCTCCATACAACACTAATAACGTACCTGTTTACAATGTGCCGATGGAAGATGGTGTTATGGGTAAAGCTAATAATAATGGTACTATTATTTTAAATGACAAGTTAGATCCTTCAGAATGTGAAAAAGTAATAGATCACGAAATGGTTCACATAGACCAAATGAAAAGAGGTGATTTAGATTATGATGATGAAAACGTTTATTGGAAAGGTAAAACATATTCAAGAGCTGATATGGCGGAAGGCGCTAAAGACTTACCATGGGAGGCTGAAGCATATAAAAAAGCATGAAAAAAAAATTTAATCAAACTAAAGTAGGACAGTTTTTAAGTAAAGCTGCTCCTGGAATATTAGACCTAGCTGGTGATGTATTACCTGATGCTGGGGTTTTTGGTTTAGTAAAAAACCTTATACATAAAGATCCTGTGCTACCTGCAGAGGACAAAGAAAAAGCTCTTAAACTTTTAGAGCAAGATATGGTAGAGATGCAAGAAATCTCAAAACGCTGGGCTAGCGATATGAAATCAGATTCGTGGCTTAGTAAAAATACTCGTCCAATGTCTTTGATATTTTTAACTGTAATGACTGTAGCCTTTATATGGGTTGATAGTCATGAATCATTATCTTTTACAGTAGAACAAGAATGGATAAGTTTATTAAAAACATTAACCGCGACAGTATATGTAGCCTATTTTGGTTCACGTGGTGTAGAAAAATTTAAAACAATAAGTAAACAATAAAAATAAAAAAATGGGTAAATTTCCAATAAGTGACGGTATAGCTGGTAAAGCAATGCGTTCAACAGGTTTAGTAGGAACTCCAAATGGTAAACCAGCTTGGATTTTTGAAAACCAAACAGGTGTTTTAGGTAACAATTTAAATAGCTCTGTATTGTATATGGGTGCTACAGGTAATATAAATGTTATTGTAGCGGGAACAAGTTTAGCTTCTGTTAATACATTAAATTTAACATCAGGAGGCGCTGCTTACAGTACTGTGGTTGCAGCAACAACATGTTCTAATAATATGGCTCAAGGTTTAACTGTATCTATAACACAAACAGGTGGAGTTATACAATCTTTGGCTATTGTAGCCGCTGGATCTGGTTATAACCCTGGCGACATTATTACTGTTACTGAAGCAGGTGGTGGAGCTGGTGGCGCAACAGCTGTTATAACTGCTGTAAATGATGGTGTGCCAGTTGCAGCGCAATCAATAACGTTTGAAAGTGTACAAGCTGGATCATTTTTACCAGTAGCTGTAGACTTTATAACATCACTAGGCACAGGAGTAACTGAGGCTGATGTTATTATATGTAAATAAGTAATATATAGGTGACTATATAAATAAGTGAATATTAATAAATTAAATTAAATTAAATTATGGAAGAAGCAAAAAAAATGATCAGTAAAGAACAGTTAGAAACTGTTAACAAGCAGCAAATAGAACTAAGCGAAATGCTTAGATCACTAGGTGTTTTAGATGTACAAAAAGTAAATATACATCAAAAAATAAATGATCTTTCTAAAGTTATTGAAGAAACGAAAAAAGAATTAGAAGAAGAATATGGCCAAGTAAATATTGATCTTAAAGACGGTACTTACACAGACATTGAAAAAGAAGATGCAAAATAATATAAGAAAGATTAGTATTGGATCTGATTATAAAAATGATGCAATGCATTACTCTGTAGGCCAAGAGGTTTATGGAGGTCATGAAATTTCTCATATTTTATTTGAAGACTCTGATAACTCTTATAACATACATATAAAGAAAAACAACGAGGTATTGCCATGGAAAAAGTTTAACTCTAACATGGCTATATCCGTTGAGTATGATCTTAACTATTAATGAAAAGCATATACGATTTTATTATACAACCTTTAGGTGATAAGTATAGTAACACAGTTAAAATATCTGGAGTAGACGTTGTTGTTAATACAAAAATAGAAAACTGGAAGTTTGTAAATAGACTTGCTACTGTAATAGAAACTCCTTTAGCTTTTAATAGTAAAATTAAAAAAGGAGATATAGTTGTTATACATCAAAACGTTTTTAGAACTTTTTACGACATGAAAGGTAAAAAGAAAAAAAGTAGGTCTTATTTTAAAGATGATCTTTATTTTTGTGCTATTGACCAAGTGTATTTATATAAAAATAAAAAAGGTTGGCATAGTTTTGGTGATAGGTGTTTTATAAAACCTATAAAAGACAATGATAGTTTAACGCTAGATAAAGAGCAAAAGCTTATTGGTATATTAAAATATGGCAATAGTTCATTAGAAGCGCTAGAAATTAACCAGGGAGACCTAGTAGGTTATACACCTAATGGTGAATGGGAGTTTTTAGTTGAAAATGAGCGTTTATATTGTATGAAATCAAATGATATTGTTATAAAATATGAATACGAAGGAAACGAAGTTGAATATAATCCAAGCTGGGCAAGTAGCAGTTGAGGAATTAATTAAGGTTGCAAAAGAACCTATAGTAGATTCAGACGATGACATATCAGCTGACAGACTTAAAAACGCAGCGGCAACAAAAAAGCTAGCTATATTTGATTGTTTTGAAATACTTAATCGTATTGAAGAAGAAAAAAATATGTTAGAAGAAAAACCTAAAGAAGTTAAAAAAGAAACTACGTTTCGTGGTTTTGCTGAAGGGAGATCTAAATAATGTATAAGCAAACTTTATATAAAATAATAAAAGACCATGTAAAACCTAAAGTTCTTAAAAGAATGAATAGGTATAGTAAATGGGAGTATGGGTATAACGAAGAACATGATATGATTGTTATATCTAAGACTGGGCAAATTGGAGATATATACGAAATACAAAATCTTAAAATAGCTTTACCTAAACAAAAAAATGTTCATAAATTTGATGAAAACAAATGGACTAGATTTGAATATCCTAAGATATTAAGTAGAATAAAAACAGTATTTGATTGGAGAGAATACCCTGAGGATTTTAAAGAAACATGGTACGATTATATTGATACTGAATTTAAAAGACGTGAAGAAGGTTTTTGGTATATAAATAAAGATATACCTACATATTTAACTGGTACTCATTACATGTACTTACAATGGTCAAAAATTGACGTTGGACAACCAGACTTTAGAGAATCAAATAGATTATTTTTTATATTTTGGGAAGCATGTAGAGCTGATCAAAGAAGTTATGGTATGTGTTATCTTAAAAATAGACGATCTGGTTTTTCTTTTATGGCTTCTGGCGAAACTGTTAATATGGCTACCATATCTAGTGACGCTCGTTTTGGTATACTATCTAAATCAGGTGCTGATGCTAAAAAAATGTTCACAGATAAAGTTGTGCCAATATCAGTTAACTATCCTTTCTTTTTTAAACCAATACAAGATGGTATGGATAGACCTAAAACAGAGTTAGCATATCGTGTGCCAGCATCTAAATTTACAAGAAGGTCTATAGTTTCTACAGATAAACAAGAAGATCTTACAGGGCTTGATACAACTATTGACTGGAAAAATACTGGAGACAATGCTTATGATGGTGAGAAATTAAAATTATTAGTACATGATGAAAGTGGTAAATGGGAAAGACCTAATAATATAGAAAACAACTGGCGTGTTACTAAAACAACATTAAGATTAGGTTCTAGAATTATAGGTAAATGTATGATGGGATCAACATCGAATGCTTTAGATAAAGGTGGTAGAAATTTTAAAAAATTATATGATGACTCAGATGTTACAAAAAGAAATGCAAATGGACAAACTCGTTCAGGACTATATTCTTTGTTCATTCCTATGGAATGGAATTACGAGGGATACATTGATTCTTATGGCATGCCTGTCTTCGAAACACCACAAAAACCAGTGTTTGGACCTCATGGAACGCCAATCAAACTTGGGGTTATTGAATACTGGGATAACGAGGTAGAAGGTCTTAAAGATGACCAAGATGGTTTAAATGAATTTTATAGACAGTTTCCTCGTACAACTAAACACGCTTTTAGAGATGAATCTAAAATGTCTTTATTTAATCTAACTAAGATATATCAACAAATAGATTTTAATGAAGATTTAAAAAACTCAGTATCTATTACTCAAGGTAATTTTCAATGGGAAAATAGCGAAAAAGATACAAGAGTTATATTTGCACCTAGCAAACAAGGTAGATTTTATATAACCTGGGTTCCTCCAGTTCATCTACAAAATAAAAGATTTATTAAAAACGGTGTTAATTACCCAGGTAATGAACATTGCGGTGCTTTTGGATGTGATCCTTATGATATATCAGGTACGGTAGATAAGAGAGGATCAAACGGTTCTTTACATGGCTTAACTAAGTTTAGCATGGAAGAAGTACCGCCAAACCATTTTTTCTTAGAATATATCGCTCGTCCACAAACAGCTGAAATATTTTTTGAAGACGTACTTATGGCTTGCGTATTTTATGGTATGCCAATACTAGCAGAAAATAATAAACCTAGATTATTATACTATTTTAAACGTAGAGGTTATAGAGGTTTTGCAATGAACAGGCCAGATAAAAAAAGAAATAAATTATCAGTAACAGAAAGAGAGATAGGTGGTATACCTAATTCAAGTGAAGATATAAAACAAGCTCACGCGTCTGCCATAGAGACATATGTAGAAACATTTGTTGGTTTAAAAGAAACAGGATATGGAGATATGTATTTTCAAAGAACTCTAGAAGATTGGTCTAGGTTTAATATAAATAATAGAACATCACATGATGCCTCTATTAGTTCTGGATTAGCGTTAATGGCTTGTAACAAGCATAGATATGCTCCAAATAATAAAATTAAATTAAAACCAGTTGATCTAGGTATAAAAAGATACAACAACAAAGGAACTTTATCAAAAATTATAAATTAATGAATATATATACTAATACCAATAGTGCTTTCCCTAGTCAAGTAGTGAGTGATGCTGAAAAAGCAAGCATTGAATATGGAAGTCAGGTTGCAATGGCTATTGAATATGAGTGGTTTCGTTCAGGAAGAACTACAGGTAATAGATATTTAACTAATTGGAATCAATTTCACCAATTAAGATTATATGCTCGTGGCGAACAAAGTGTACAGAAATATAAAGATGAATTATCTATTAATGGTGATTTGTCTTATCTTAATTTAGACTGGCAACCAGTTCCTATATTATCTAAATTTGTTGATATTGTTGTTAACGGTATATCTTCTAAAACATACGATATTAAAGCTTACGCTCAGGATCCAGAATCAGTAAAGGCTAGAACTAAATATGCTTCTAAAATACAAGAAGATATGATAGCTAAAGATTACTTAAAAGGATTAGAAGATACTTTAGGTATAAACTTATATCAAAGTACTAACCCTAGTAATCTACCTGAAACACCTGAAGAATTAGAGTTGCATATGCAGCTTAGCTATAAGCAATCAATTGAAATAGCAGAAGAAGAAGCTATATCATCTGTATTTGCTCAAAATAAATTTGATTTAACAAGACGTAGATTAAACATGGACTTAACAGTTTGTGGTATTGCTGCTGCTAAAACTAATTTTAACACAGCAGAAGGAATTACAGTTGACTATGTTGACCCCGCTTATATGGTTTATTCTTATACAGAGGATCCAAACTTTGAAGATATATACTATGTAGGTGAACTTAAATCTATTACAATAGCTGAACTTAAAAAAGAGTTTCCAGGTATCAGTAAAGAAGAACTAGAACGTATACAAAAAATGCCAGGTAATAGACAATATTTAACTGGCTGGGGTGATTATGATGAAAACACTGTACAAATATTATACTTTGATTATAAGACCTATACAAATCAAGTATTTAAAATAAAACAAACAGATCAAGGTTTGATGAAAGCTTTAGAAAAGCCAGACACATTTAATCCACCTGAAAGTGATAACTTTGAAAGAGTATCAAGATCTATAGAGGTTTTATACAGCGGTGCTAAAGTTTTAGGTACTGATACAATGTTAAAATGGGAACTAGCTGAAAATATGTCTAGACCATTAGCTGATACAACTAAAGTTGAAATGAATTATTCTATATGTTCACCTCGTATGTACAAAGGTAGAATAGAATCTTTAGTTAGTAAATGTATAGGTTTTGCTGATATGATACAGTTAACGCATTTAAAACTACAACAAGTAATGTCTAAAATGGTGCCTGATGGTGTTTATTTAGATATGGATGGTTTAGCTGAAGTTGATTTAGGTAACGGTACAAACTATAATCCAGCAGAAGCACTTAACATGTATTTCCAAACTGGTAGTATTGTTGGTAGATCACTTACGCAAGATGGTGATATGAATCCAGGTAAAATACCTATCCAAGAATTAAGTTCTAGTTCTGGTCAAGGTAAAATACAAAGTTTAATACAAACTTACCAGTATTACTTACAAATGATACGTGATGTAACCGGACTTAATGAAGCTCGTGATGGTAGTACGCCAGATAAACAAACGTTAGTTGGTTTACAAAAATTAGCTGCTAATGCTTCTAATGTTGCTACAAGACATATTAAACAAGCTAGTTTATATATAACATTAAGAACAGCAGAAAATATAGCATTAAAAATAGCTGATGCTTTAGAATTTCCACTTACAGCTGAATCGCTAGTAAATGGTATATCAAATTATAATGTAAATACTTTAACAGAAATAAGTAATTTAAACTTACATGACTTTGGTATATTCTTAGAACTAGAGCCTGATGAAGAAGAACAAGCTCAGTTAGAACAAAACATACAAGTTGCTTTACAGCAAGGTGGTATTGATTTAGAAGATGCTATTGATATTAGAAATATTAATAACTTAAAGTTAGCTAACGAATTACTTAAAAAACGTAGAAA